GAAGTGTTGGTGATACATATGAGCTATTAAAAATGTATCCAAAAAAAGTAGAAAATTTATGGCATTTTGCTGACAACTACAGAGTTAATTTTAATGATATATGTTTGTCAATTGCAGATGCAATCCTAATTGGAACAAAAAATCCATACAAACTTAACCTTACAGGTTATAGTGGAATGATCCTTAAAGTTTAATTGACCTTTTAGTATTTTTGTCTTATAATACTAATAATGGATTTACAAACTGTAATAATTTCGCATATAGGCGCTCGAGCAAAAAAGACTCCTTCTGGTTGGATGTCTTTAAATTGCCCAATGTGTTCTGACAAAAGAAAACGTGGCGGCTTTAAATATTCAGAAATCATAAGTTATCATTGTTTTAATTGTGGTTACAAAGCATCTTATACACCTGGTAGACTGTTGAGCAAAAGAATACGTGAACTATTACTAGGTATTGGTGTACCAGATCAAAAGATTAAAGAATTACAGTTACAAGCAATGAAAGAAAAAGATGATGACTTTCAAGTACAAAAAGCTGACAAGTGGACATTAGACTTTAAAGAACAAAAATTACCAAACAATGCAGTTCCGTTTGAGCATATTATTAATCAAAAAAATCCACCAACTGAAGCATTGTTTGTTTACAAATATATTATGGATAGAAAGCTAGATCTGTTTAAAGGACTATATTGGTCACCAGATCCATATATGAAAATTAATGAAAGATTTATTTTACCATTTTACTTTAATAACAAAGTTGTAGGATATACAAGCAGACTAATTAAAGAATATGATAATGTACCAAAATATTATTCTTCGGTACAGCCAGGTTATATGTATAACATGGATAACTTATTTAAAGAAAGAAAATATACAGTAATAGTTGAAGGTGTATTAGATGCATTAACAATTAATGCTGTATCATCACTAGGAAATAAATTAACTCAACCACAAATTGATTTAATTAATGGTATTGGTAATACTGTAATTGTTTGTCCTGACAGAGATAAAGCAGGAACAAACCTTATTGATGTTGCATTAGAAAACAACTGGATGGTTAGTTTTCCTGATTGGGAAGATAACATTAAAGATACTGCTGATGCAGTAAAAGAATACGGACAAGTATATACATTAAAATCAATTATTCAATCAGCTGAACATAATACAGCAAAAATTGAAGTATTAAAACGACTAGGAAAGAAATAAATTATGGAAATTAAAGAACCAAAAGAAACATCAAAAAAACAAAGTAAACAATCACAGCAACCGCCTTTACAACCAGGGATGTTAATGTATGAATCTGGTATAATGTATTTTAGTGATGGATTTGATAGTAATACTACAAAACCAGTAATCAACTGTATCATTGAAAAAAATTTATTACCAAACTCACAAAGACCAAAAGAATTAACATTGGTGATTAACTCACCGGGTGGACAAGTACATTCAGCATTTGCACTAATTGACACAATGAAAGGATCAGCTATACCTGTAAAAACAGTAGGACTTGGTATGATTGCAAGTTGTGGTTTATTAACATTCATGAGCGGTCAAAAAGGTAAACGTGTAATAACACCTAATACGTCAATACTATCACATCAGTACAGTTGGGGTAGTGTAGGTAAAGAACATGAATTATTTGCTAGAGTACGTGAATTTGAATTAAGCACAGCAAGAATGATTGACCACTATAAAAAGTGTACAGGATTAAGTGAAAAGAAAGTTAGAGACATTTTATTACCACCTGAAGACAGATGGTTAAGTGCCAAAGAAGCAGTCAAATATGGTATTGCAGATAAAATTGTATCAACATATTAGGAGAATAAATTGAACGTAGAACTAATTGATAAAATGGGATCAGATCTTACGGTAGTGAATGCCGCTAGAGTTAGTTATGGTAAGAATAAAACAGAGTTTGACTTATCAGATGAGAAACTAATAAAGTTTCTTGCAATACATAATCATTGGTCACCGTTTGCTCATTGCAGTTTGCAATTTAGGATTAAGGCTCCTATATTTGTAGCAAGGCAATTAGTTAAGCATCAAGTAGGATTAAGTTGGAATGAAATTAGCCGAAGGTATGTAGACTTTCCACCTGAACTATATAAACCAGATGCATGGAGAGGCAGGCCAGTTGATAGTAAACAGGGTAGTGATGGAACAATTGATTTAGGTGAAACTGTTGATTATCATTTAGAGACAACTATGGAAAGTTGTTTAATACTTTATGATTCAATGATTGCAAAAGGTGTAGCACCTGAAATGGCAAGAATGGTATTACCGCAATCAATGATGACAGAATGGTATTGGAGTGGAACTTTGTATGCATTTGCTAGAGTATGTCAATTAAGATGTGCTAAAGACACCCAACTAGAAACACAACAAGTGGCTAATATGATTAATGACTATTGTAAAGAAAGTTTTCCAATTAGCTGGAAGTACTTGCAAAATGAAAAAAATGAAAGTATAATGTAACAATGCCATCAGTATATACAAATGATTTACAAAAACTATTCTTAGAATTTCTAGTTACAGATTCAGAACTGTATGCTAGGGTAAGAAATATTATTGACGGAAGATATTTCAATAAACAATACTTTGATGTAGTAGCAATGATTATTGAGTATTGTGAAAAATACAAAAAATTACCAACGTTGGAGCAAGTTAAAGCAAAGACTGATTTTGACTTATCATTAATACCAAATATTGATGATACACAAAAGCAATGGTTCTTAGATGAGTTTGAAGTATTTTGCAGACACAAGGCATTAGAAAAAGCAATTATTGATTCAACAGACTTATTAGAAAAAGGTGAGTATGGACCTGTTGAAGAAATGATTAAAGCGGCAGTACGTATTGGTTTAACAAAAGATCTAGGTACTGATTATTTTGATGATCCAAAGAAAAGACTACTAGCTCTTAAAGATAATAATGGTACAATGAGTACAGGCTGGGCAGGTTTAGATAGAAAACTATATGGTGGATTTAATAAAGGCGAGCTTAATATATTTGCAGGAACATCAGGTTCTGGTAAGAGTTTATTCTTACAGAATTTAGCATTAAATTGGGTACAAAAAGGATTTAATGTTTTATACTTTACATTTGAATTAAGTGAAGAATTATCATCAATGAGAATAGATGCAATGACAACAGGTATACCAACAAACGAAATATTTAAAAAGATTGATGATGTAGATTTAGCAGTTAGACTACAATCAAAAACTGCTGGAAAGTTTCAAGTCAAATACATGGGATCGGGTGGAACTACAAACGATTTAAGAACGTATGTAAAAGAATATACAATTAATAAAGGTGTAGCACCAGATGTTATATTAGTAGACTATTTAGATTTAATGATGCCTAACAATAAAAAAATATCACCGTCTGAAATGTTTATTAAAGACAAATATATATCAGAAGAACTAAGAAATTTTGCAGTAGAACAACATTGTGTACTAGTAACAGCATCGCAGTTAAACAGAGGTGCAGTAGAAGAAGTAGAATATGATATGAGTCATATTGCAGGTGGTATTAGTAAGATTAATACAGCAGATAATGTTATAGGTATCTTTACAAGTAGAGCGATGCGTGAACGTGGTAGATATCAGATACAGCTAATTAAAACAAGATCATCTGGTGGAGTTGGTGCAAAGGTTGATTTAGCATTTGATATTGACAAATTAAGAATTACAGACTTAAATGAAGATGATGATAACATACTACCAACGTCATCAGATGTATTGACAGCATCAATACGTAAAAGAACATCAACAGTTTCTGAAAAATCAGAAGGTAGTGTAGTAGCAGAAAAGACTGAAAATGCCAAAAGTTTACGAGATTTGTTGAAAAGTCAACGTCAAAACTTTAATGATTTGGAATAATCGTATAAATGTATGTAAATGGACACAAAATCTTTAATAAATATTTGAAGAGGATACTATGAAAAAACATACACGTTCAATATTACAAGAAATTAGCAGAGTTGTTCCACAGACAGATGTGAATAATGTTATGGAATCACGAGCTAATCATGTTATAGCATCAGCTATTAACCTTACTAGAATGATATATGAAACTTATGATGAAACAGTAGCAGATGATTTGATCAAAAGATTTGTTAACAGCATTAAAACACAAGACCCTAAAAAATTTGAACGAGGTATTAAAAAGTTAAACGAATCAGATGAAAGTAAATGATCTCAATAATCTCAACGAAAACACAAATCTTCATCTTACGCACCTTGAAGATTTAGCCTTATTTCAAGGCAAAGCAGGAGCCTTAAAAGCTCTTGAGTTTTTAAGAAATCTTTCACAAGTAGCAAAGTCATCTAGTCCTAAAAAATTTAATCTTACTATTAAATGGGATGGGTCACCAGCATTATTTTGTGGAACAGATCCCAGCGATGGAAAGTTTTTTGTAGGTACCAAAGGTGTGTTTAACAAAGATCCTAAACTTAATAAGTCCAGAGAAGATATTGAAAACAATCATCCAGATACTATCAAGAATGGTGAAGAAGTAAGTAAAGCAGGTTTACGTAATAAATTGTTAATAGCATTTACACACTTGTCTAAGTTAGGCATTAAAAATGTATTACAAGGCGATTTAATGTTTGTACAAGGTGATTTAAAACCAGTGAATTACAAAGGACAACCTTATGTATCATTTAAACCAAACACCATAACGTATGCAGTTCCAAAACATAATGAATTAGCAGAAAAAATGCAAAGAGCAAAAATTGGAATAGTATTTCATACATCTTACAGTGGTAGTACGTTAGAATCAATGACAGCAAGTTTTGATGTAGATATAGCCGGATTAAGCAAAACAGATGATGTATGGTATGATGATGCTTACATCAAAGACTATACTGGTATTGTAAATTTAACATCAGGTGAGTACCAAGCTGTTACAAATGCTATTTCTGATGCAGAAAAATATATTAATTCAGCAGGAAATATATTTGATTGGTTAGAAGCAAAAGAAGTAGGAAAAGATTTTAAACAATTAGTTCATGCTAATCACAATAATATGATTAGAGCTGGTAGTATTACACAAGACCCAAAACAATTTTTTGTTAACTTTGCAACAGACTACGAACAACGAGTTGAAAAAGCTATTGCTAAATTAAAAACAGGAAGAGAAGGAACAGCAGGTCAACGTAGACTAACAGATTTAGAACAATGGAAATTATATTGGCAAAGTAATAAACCACAAATTGAGTCATGGTATAGTGCTTGGTTAAAACTCACAGCAATCAAAAATACGTTGTATCAGAAGTTAAAAAATATTAAACAAATAGATGCATTTGATCAAGAAGGTGAAGAGTACGTGGTTAGAGATCAAGAAGGTTTTGTAGCAGTTGATAGAATTGGTAGTGCTATTAAAGTTGTTGACAGATTAGACTTTAGTAGAAAGAATTTTGCAAAAGAAGAATATGAATTAAGTTTAGTTAATAATTTGACAGAAAGCAGAGCATTTAGATCAAGACAAGACATTGGACAGTTTTCAGCACCACAAGTAAGTGAATTAGTTTACAGCTATTGTGTAGCTTTATTAATGTTAAGTGAAGAATACAAATACAAAAATATAGCTCAGGTGTATGCTAGAAGAACTTTAAGCTATAATAATTTTGATTATTTTAGAACTAACGGAACTGATTTATATTTGTTAGTACATAGTTTAATTGGTAGTGGTAGTATTATTCAATTTGATAAAGAAAAATCAAGTAAAGCATTTACTGATAGATTGCGATCAAATGATATTATAATTAAAGAGTTTTTATATTATATTGCTGGCGGAATGGTTAAACCAGATTTGTCTGTAAGAATTTTATTAAAACTTGAAAGACAACTTAAAGTAACTTCTAATGAACTTAAGAAATTAAGACGTTGGGCAGTTGACTTTCCTTATATGAAAACCAAAGATAAAAATAATGCAGTACACTCTACTATGCATTTTATTCAAGCATACGCACCAAGAAGCGAATTGTATCAAGTATTACGAGATATGGGAAAAGAACGAGCATTAAAAGACAAAGTTAGACCTCAACAAAAAATTAGAAAAAGTGTGTCTAAAGGTGCTGTAGTCAAATAATGTATACTCTAAATCCTACGAAAAATTCATATGTTAAAATAGCAGACACAATTGAAATATATTGTATTACTACTGATATTGAATTAGCATACAATAATGAAGAAACTGAAAGTGATCAGGAAAAAGATTTTGATCATATACGACAATTAATATCAATATACGAAAAAATATTGTTTTTTACTAAACCAGAAAAAACGTCCAATGGATATACTTTTAAATTTGGAGTAGAACAAAAGGACTTGTTTGCCATTAATACTGACCCTGTAGGTGTACTTAAAGAACGTCTAAACGAGGTAGTTTTGTTTGATAACACTATTATAACAAAAGGGTTAAATACAAATACTAGGATTACAAAGGAGCAGTAGAATGGAGCAAAAACCAGAGGCAAAATTAAAAATGGCAACACCAACAAACGATATTGAATCAGATAGCTTACAAGTACACGTGGCTTTATCACGTGAACGTCATGAAGAAATTGGTAATAGATTTGATCGTGTAGATGCACGAATGGAAAAAATGGAAGCACAATTAGAAAAAGGATTTGATAAAATACAAAAAATAATCCTTTGGACAGCAGGAACCATGTTTTTTACTATGTTAACAATGTATGTTTCATCAATGTTTGGACCAATGATTTTGCAAAGTTTCGGATAATATTATGACAGTAAAAACAAACGGACCTTTATTAGAAACTTCAGGATATTACCCTTGGACTAAAATGATTTTAGTTAACGGATTAAAATGTCTTTCATTACCAGCTATTGGTGGTGCAACTGCAACGTCAGATGCATACTTAAAAAAAGTTGCAAAAACAGTTGAGCTAATGTTTGGTTCAGGTGGATCAATTGACAGTACAATTCAAACAGAAACAATGAATGCAATGGTTACTAATAGCACAGCTCAATTTGTAGGATATTCGTCACCAGGAGCATACGACCCCAGTATAGTGGCAGATGATGCCAACGACAATTATCCTGGAATAGATTATACAAGATATACAAACAACAATGTAGATTTTATCTGGGAAGTATCAAGTGGTGTAATAATGGAAGTAGTTGAACATTTACTACATACCATTACAGTTTATGGTTTGCAAGGG